CCCAGGCCCAAGGCCGCGACATTGGCCGAAAGCGTGGCCGTAAATGCCCCCGCCGCGCCCGCCGTGACCGTGGGATTGAACCCTGAATGCTGGTCGGCCTCCACCGCCACTACCGGGAAGCGGTGCGCCTGCCCCTCGGCGGAATGAAAGAACCCGATCCACTTCTTCGCGTTGGCCTGCTGGATGATCGGAACGAACTCAACCGAACAGGTCCACAGCGAGCCACCCGGCGTGGTCAGTACTTGCCGCCGCCCGGTCCACCCCGAACGGTTGACTTGATGCGGCTGCCGCAGCGTCCACGTGATCCGCTTGATCGGCATAGTCGCCGGCAGTGTCAGCAGCGCCATTACAGCCGCCTCCGGTTCATCTGCCGCGTGGTGTTCGCCGTCGCCGCCTGCACCAGCATCGGCGCTGCACTGGCCAGCTCGCGCCGGATCATCTGCACCGTTTCAGCCGTCGCACCGGGGGCGTTGATGGTCAGGTTCAATGCCATGCCGCTTCCACTGTCATTTGCGGCGGCCGGCACGTTGGGCACGATTCGCCCCGGCACGTTCGGCACGAACAGCTCGGGCCGCTTCTCGCCCACGACATAGGCGGTGCCCGCGCTCACCGGCCCGCCGCCCGCGCGGAAGCCACCGAACAGGCCGCCGAGCAATCCGCCCACGCCGCCGGTCATTCCCCCGAACAGGGCATCGGCCAGCGGGCCGATAACGGCCTTGCGAATGGCGATCTCGATCAGGTCGCCCACGATATCGCCGAGCACTCCGTGCAGGCCGAGCGCGCTCTTGGCGCTGTCGGCCAGGCTGCGGTCAAGGTTCTGGAGGCCGCGCACAGCCACCCCCTCGAAAGCTTCGCCAAGGTGGGTGGCCTCGGTGCGCAAATCCTTGAGATAGGCGAGCCCCGGCCCGGCATTGTCGTTGCGCACGCGCTGTTCATCCGCCGCGCGCCGATCACCCAGCGCCGCCCGCGCAATCCGCGCCCGCTCCCGGTCGGCTGTCGTTGCCTCATCGTTGGCGATGATGCCGTCCAGCACCGACTGCCGGTAATCATATTCCAGATCAACCATTTGCAGCGCCAGTTTGCGCCGTTCGCTGGTGCTGTCGGTCAGATCGTACTGGTCACGCAGCGCATCGCGCTGGGTCTGATAGGTTTCTTCCTGAATTGCGGCCGTTTCGACACGTATGTTTTCCGCCGTGCGCGCGTCCACCGGATCGATCAGGCCAAGGTCCCGCGCGCCCACCCCGAACTGGGCCACCAAGCCGCCACCTTCCGGCGCGAGGTTGGCCTTGCCGAACTTTCCGGGGGCCAGGAACATCGCGGGGTCGATCTTGCCGGACACCCCGGTAGCGGCAGGCTTTCCAATGCCAGTGTAAGCCGTAGGTGCAGCAGCACCATTCGCGGCCCCGCCAGTTGCTTGCGTGAGAATTTTTTGACCCGCGCCGAGAACCGCACCGGCATCGCCGGTCAATATCCCGCGCGCACCTTGGTTGATCGCACCGAGAAACTGGCCGAGGCCGCTCGCCCGGAATTCCTTGAGCGCCCTCATCAGGTCAACAACCTGCTTGACCAGCTCACCCAGCGCGTTAGCCATCTCGATGATGGCCCCGGAGTTCTCGGCCACCACCGCGGCAAGCTTCGCTTCGAGCACCTGCTTCACCGCGGCAAGCTTGTCGGCCGCGTCGTCGGCGCTTTGGATATCCTTGTCGCTGAGCACGATGCCCAGCTCATGTGCCGCATTGCGCAGGTTATTGACCGAGGCCGCCCCCCCCGCGAGCAGCGTGTCGAGCTTCTGGCCGGTCTTGCCGAACAGGTCGACCTCGATCGCCGCGCGCTTGGCGGGGTCCGGAATGCCCTCCATCGCCTTGGCTATTCCCGGGATCACCTCTCCCGCTGTCTTCATGTGCCCGTTGGAATCGCGCAGCTTGATGCCGAGGCTCTCGAACACCGCCGCCTGTTTCTTCCCGCCGCTCTCTGCCTCGCCCATCGTCCGGGTGAGCTTGGCCAGCGCCTTGTCCATCTCCTCCTGCTCAATGCCCACCTGCGAGGCGGCATAGCGGTATTCCTGCAATTCCTTGGTTGTCACGCCCAGCTGCTGCGCGGTCTCACCCAGCGAGCTGGCATAGTCGAGCGCCGACTTGATCGCCGTCCCGATTGCCGCCACTGCGGCCGTGGCAAACGTGCCCGCCATCGCCGTGCGCACCGTATCAAGGTGGCCTTTGATCCCCACCAGCCCGGTGCCGAGCTTGCCGAAGGCTGCGTCGGTCTTGGCTGTGCTGGCCTTCACCGATTGCTCGAACCCGGCAACCCGCTTTTCGGCCGCGCCAAGATTGCGGCGCAACAACTCCACCGAGGCGTCCACCTGGAGGAGCAGCTGCTTTACGTCGACATCACCTGTCACAGTTGCGCCTCGTTGCTAGAATAGCGGGCGGCGCGTATATCCGCGCGATGCAGCTCCAACGCCGCCCATGGTTTTATCCTGTCGTCGCCGTCGCCGGGGTGGTGGCAGCGTCATTCCTGTCCCTGAGGACCGTCCCGCCACCGGCGCAGCAGCCTGCCGTCGTCTCGGTCGAACAGCAGCTGGCCGAGGCGCAGCAGATCGCCCGCATCGAGCGGCTTGTTCGCGCCAGGCTGCGCGACCCGGAATCGGCGGTGTTCCGCCACATCGGCCGCGGGTGCGGCTATGTGAACGCCCGCAATGGCTATGGCGGCATGGCCGGCGATGAACCGTTCATCGTTGGGTCGAACGATCAAGTCGCCTTCCACAAGACCGATCCGAAGGCTTTCGCCGTGGTGTGGCAGGGATACTGCCTCAAGCCGGCCACCTGAGATTAGTCGCCGCGCGGCGGGTGCGCCTCGCGGAAGGTTTCGTATGCGGTCCAGAATTCATCCGGCGTGGCGCGCCAGAACGTCGCGGGGGACCAGTGCAGGTGCACCGATGCCCACCCGGCTAGGCGGCGGCGGGGGTGCCTTCCGTCATCGTCGACTCCGTCGTCGTCCCCGCCGCCTCCGGCTCCCCCGGCTTGTGCCCTCCGGTCAGCGCGTGCCACAGCACCAGCGCGACCCGCGGGTTCACCTTCAGCAGGCCCTCGTCGAACAGCAGCTCGGAAATGCGCCGGGCCGAGAACTTCTCGAAATGGGGCTGCGCGTTTTCGCGCCCCCACGCCTTGATGAACTCGGTCACGATCACCGCCGCGTGCTTCAGCGGCAGCGAGCCATCATCCGCCGCCTGGGCCAGCTGGAGGACCGAACGCCCGGTCTGGTCCTCCACCAGCGTGATCGCCTCATGGCTCGGCCGCATCACGTAGTCTTCACCGTCAAGCCGGACGGTGATCTCGCCGCGCAAGGCGTTGCCGGTCATGCGTCACCTTCGACAGGCTCGGCCAGGGCGGGGAGGTCGGCGGCGTAAAGCGCCGCGACCTCTGCTGCCACTTCGGCAACTCCGGCATCGGCGATCGCCTGGGCCAGATCCGGCGCTGCGGGGCGGTCCTGCTCGGCCAGGAATGGCAGCAAGGCGGCGGCCACCAGTCCGGCAATCGGGTGCCCGCCGAGCCATCCGGCCACCTCGGCCGCGCTGCACCCAGTTAAAGCCAGCAGCTGCGCGTCGAGATCGTCCGGCCGCGCCTGCACGGCATAGGTGTTGGAACCGATCTGCATCGGCCTTGCTCCCTTAGGCGAGGGCATTGGTCGTCGGCGCGCCGGCATTGGTCAGCTGCCATTTGGAGCCGACCGGGTTGCCGTTGCCGGCCGAGGTGGTCTTGCTGGCGATGTTCACCGTTCCCGCGAACACCGCGTCGGACCCTGAGCCCGAGGTGCCACCCTTGCGAATCTCGATCTTGATCTGCGGGGTGGCCGAAGCCGCCACCGTTTCGAGCCGGGTGTAACCGGTGCTGTCGGGCAGGTCGGGAATGCACGAGAAGTCGATCGTGATCCCGCGGCTGCCAGGGGCACTGGTGGAATAGGGGAAGTCATCCTTCGTCGTCGTGTCGACGCTGCCGGCGCTTTCCGAATATTCCAGCTCCTGCTGGCCCTTGATGTAATTGAAGGTGCCGGGAGTGCTGCTCTCGATCCACAGCAGGTAATCCTTGCCGAGCTTCTTTGCCATGTAAGGTCTCCTTCGAAATCAGTTCTGCGTTGTCAGTTCTTAAGGGCGAAAATCACGAAGCGGGTGGTGCCGAGATAGGTCACGCCATCCGGCAGCAGCACGGCGTCGGCCGAAAGCCGCTCCGGGTTGATCGTCCAGCCCGTGGCACCGGTCAGCGCCTGGTTGTCGAGCGTGGCGATGATCCGCGCCTGCTCTTCCAGCACTACCTTGCGCTGCTCGCCTTGCATCTCGGTCTCGATCGACAGCTCGATCCGCTCGTCGATGCCGCCCTTGTCACCCAGCGGCTCGCCGGTCATGTCGCCGATGATGTTGGTCGGTGACGGCGTGTCCTGTGGCACGTGCTGATAGGTCGGGTTGTTCAGCCCGGCCGCGCTCAGCGCGACGAACACAGCCTTTTCGGTGGCATTCTGCGCATCACTCATTGCCAGCTCCTGCCGCCGCCTTTTGCAGCGCGCGGTCCCACACGTCTCGCAACCGGCTGTTGAGTGCCGACCGCAGGTCCGGCATTCGGCCGGTGACAAAGTGCTGCGGCGCGATCGCCCGCACTCGCATCGAATAGCGGCTGACCGTCCCGTCCTTCCGTCGCCGCTTGGCCAGCACGGTCTTGGCCTTCCGCCCGAAATTCAGGATGTAACCGTAGAACAGCTTGGCCCGGCCCCGCTTGGTGCCGAGCAGGCCCACCTGCATCTTCAGCGTGCGGGCCGAGACTTTCCACTTGATCCCGGCACGCAGCGCTCCGGTACGAACCGGCGCGCGCGCTTCCATCTGCCGGGCAATCTTGGGCGCCACGTCCTGCATCACGTGCGCCAGCTCGGCGCGCATCGTGTCAGGCATAGCCCGGAACATGCGCCGGACCTTGGCCGCCCCTTTGACCCGTGCGCGCGCCATCAGCCCACCAACCCGCTTTCGCAGACCAGCAGCGTGAAATCCCGCGGCTGATCGGGCAGCGGCATCGCCGCCTTGATATCGAGGTGGAGCGAGCCCCACACCAGGCGGTGCTTTGTCGTCACGTCCGCGCGCCGGCGGATTACCACCCGCCACTGCTGGACCGACCGCTGCACTCCCGCCGTGATTGCCTCACCCCCCGAAAGCCCGCGCACCGCCGCCCACACGGTCGGCGTGGTGCCGATGTCGGCCCAGCTGGTAATATGGCCGCCCTGCCCGTTGCTCAAGCGGCTCTCCACCTGGATCGTCACCCGTTCGGTCAGGTCGCGCGTGCCGATCATCAGATCCGCATCCGGCGATAGGGCCGCAGCAGGGCCGCCACGGCATCGGGCAGGGCGCCGATGAACCCGGCGTCGTACCACGCCGTCACCGTCCCCAGCACCGCGCCTTTCAGCAACGGCATCTCCCGGGTGGAAGCGGTCGCCCCGGTGGTGAAGGTGATCTCCACCGCGTTGGGCCGCCCGTCGAGCAGCGGCGGCCAGGCCTCGCCCTCGTTCCGCACGATCACCTGCGGATTGCTGACCAGGTCGAGCGTGTAGATCTCGGGCGCGAGCTCCTGCTCGATCCCGTCCTCGTCCAGATAGACGAAGCTCTCGATCGCGATAACCGGCCCGCGCTCGAGCACGATCTCGTCGGAAAATTCGCGCAGGCCCAGCAGCCAGGTCTGCGACCCCAGCGCCTTTCCCACCTCGTCCTCCACGCGCACGATCGCCGCGTCGAGCATTTGCTGGATCCGGGTATCGTCGGCGGTATCGTCCCGCTTGCAAGCGGTCCGCGCCTCCGCCAGCGTCACCGGCGGGGAGGCCGCCGGGGTGACCAGCGTCAGGCCCATTCAACGTCTCCCATGGCGAACAGCAACAGCGGGCGGAAAACAGCACCGCCGCCGGAGCGAACCCCGGCGGCGGTCAGGTGGGAGAGCCTATCAGGCCTGGGCGGCGGTCGGCTCGACGAACGCTTCGCCCTTGATCACGTAGGCGCCGATCGGCGTGCCCGTGCCGTGGGTGCCCGAGAAGTCGGCCAGCAGCTTCAGGTAGCGCTTGCCGCCCTTGTAGCCGAACCGGACGATCGCCGCGGCCTGGGCGGCGGTCAGCGCCTTGATGATGCCGCTGGTGATCCCGGTCACACCCAGCATGTCGGCATCGGCCACGTTGGAATAGGTCGAGTTGTCGTCCGAGTGGGTGAGGACGAATTCGATCTTGTTGGTGCCCGAGAAGGTGATGCCGCCCGCGCCGAGCGCGAGGACGATTTCCGCCGCATCGAAGCCCTGCAGATCGACTACGGCCGGGGTGGTGTCCGCCGAATAGGTGGCGTTGGCGATGAGCGTGTCGATGAACACGCAGCTGTGGATGTCCTGCATCTCGATTTTCCTTGAACGAGAGGGAATGGAAAGCCGGCGGCGGCGCCCGGGAACCCCCAGACCAAAGCCGCCGCCGGAAAGCGCCCCGCGGTTGCGGAGCTACCCGAAGGGGAGCGAAGCAGAGCCGCGCCGGGCCGGATGGCCCGGAGCGTCCCTTCAACCAATCACGCGAACTTCAGCGTCTTGATCGCCTCGAAGTTGACCACGCCGCCGCCCACACGCTTGGTCGTGTAGAAGTTGACGTAGGGCTTGTTGGTGTAGGGATCGCGCAGCACTTGCGCGCCCCGGCGATCGTTGATCAGGTAGCCGCGGCGGAAGTCGCCGAAGGCCACCGAGTACGAGTTGGCGGCGATCGTCGGCATCGCGTCGTCGGTGACGACGGGCTTGCCGAGGATGGTGTCCGGGCCGTTAACGGTCGGCGGGGCCCAGATGTAGTTGTTGGTGGTGTCCTTGAAGGCGCGGGCCACGGTCAGCGTGGCATCGCTCATCAGGAAGGTGCCGTTGTTGCGGTAGCCGGGCTTCAGCGCGCCGTAGAGCGAGATGAAGTTGTCCGCGCCCGCCGTGGCGAAGGCGCCCGAGGTGCCGGTCGCCACGAACCCGATCTTGCCCCAGGCGTAGGAGGCGTTGGCGATCTGGGTGTAGGAGAGGAAGCCCATCGGGCGGTTGACCCCGTTGCCCGAAATGAAGGCGGAGCCTTCCTGCTCGGCGAAGGTGATCCCTACCTCGTCGGCCAGCCAGGCAGCGATATCGATCGAGGCATCCTCGAGCAGGCGCTGGGTGGCATAGGCGTTGGCGTAGATCTCGCCAGCCGGGACGGTGATCTCCGACAGGGTCGGGGTGGCGGTGCTGGAGCGCGAGGCTTCCTCGCCAACCCAGCCCGAACCCGCTCCGCCCTGGCTGGTCAGCGTCTTGTAGCCGCCGCCGGTGGTCGAGACCACGCGGGCCAGGCCGCGCATGGCGGTCTGGTTGGCGAGCACGCGGGCGATGGTGCCGTCCATCTCCTCCGGGACGACGAAGCCGCCGTCCGGTTCGCTCTGCGTGGTGAGCGCGGCGCGGACCGCGAGTCCGTTGAGCGTGGCTTCGACCGAATTGTCACCGGAGCGGAACCACTGGTTGAAGGCCTGCGAATAGGCGCGCATCTCGGGCGAAGCGCCCTGCTGGCCGCCATTGCCGTTGAGCTGGATGGCGTCGAGCTGCTCGCGCTGGGCGTTGACCGTTGCCGTCAACTCGCCGAGCGAAGCATTGATGCGATCGACGTGCTCGTTGGTGACCACGTCCTCGCGGCCGCGCTCAAGGTCCGCCAGGCGGCGGTCGTTCTGCTCGCGGAAAGCGGCGAAGGTCTGGTTGAGCGTGGTCAGGGTATTGGCGATGTCGCCGGTGTCAGCGCGCACGGCAGCGAACCCGCGGAAGCGGGGGGAATGCGTGTTCATGATTTTACCTCGTCAGATGGTGAAGGTGTCGATCAGGGCGCGAAGGCCCTGGATTGCGGAGCCTGCATCGCGCGGGGCTGAAGTGGTGGAACCTGCATCGCGCGGGGTTCCACCGAGAGCAGCGATCATCTGTGACCGATCGCTGCGTGAAAATCCGGCGCGGGCGAGCGCGCCTTCGGTCTGCCGGCGGGCGAGCAGGGCGCGGTCGGCGCCGGTGCTGGCCTTTGCGGCGGGTGCCGGGTCGGCAATCGTGCCATCGGCAAAGCCTCGGCTGACAGCCTCGGCCGAGCCCATCCACGTCTCGGCGTTCATCAGCTCGGCGATATCGGCCAGCTTCAGGCCGGTGCGGGCGTGGTAAATATCGGCCAGCGCAGCGTCGAAGCCGGCGAATACGTCGGCTGCGGCCCGCAGGTCGTTCTGGTTGCCGACGACCACGGCCCAGGCATTGTGGATCATCAGGAATGAGCCGACGCCCATGTTGATCGTGTCGCCGGCCATGGCGATGATCGAGGCAGCCGAGGCGGCGAGGCCCATCACGTTGACCGTGACCTTGCCCTCGTGCGCGGCGAGCAGGTTGTAGATCGCGATGCCTTCGAACATATCACCGCCGGGCGAGTTGATGTTGACCACCACGTTGTTGCCGGCGCCGATCGAGCGCAGCGCCGCGCCGATACGCTTGGCGGTCACGCCCTCGCCAGTCCACCAATCGGTGCCGATCACGTCGAAGATGGTGATGGTGCTGGCATCCTCGCTGGTCGCCGCCTGCGGCAGCTCGGCCCAGCGCGCGATCGCATCGCTCGGCGCATCCCACGAGAAGTTCTTCGGCCGCCCCTGAAGGCTGGCCTGCGGCAGATCACGCAGGGACATGGTTGTCTCCGGTTGCATTGCCGGCCGTGTTGGGCGGCGGATAGTAGATGTCGCCATCGGCGCGCGGGTTCATGTCTTCGAGCGCGCGAACCTCGTTCGGGCTCATCACGCCCCACTGCATCGCCTTCACGTAGGCGGTCCAGCGGGTGTTGATGTCGCCGCGCACCAGGGCATTGCGGTTGAACCGGGCGTAGAGCGCCGGGTTCTTGTCCCAGGCGAGCAGCTGGAGGCCGATCGCCTCTTCCCATCCGGTGAAGCTGTCTTCCAGCGAATAGGTGACGAAGCCCTGCGACTGGGTCTCGATCGAGCTGCCGAGCTGGGTATTGCCGGCCGTGATCCCCACCAGGTGCGGCGGCACCCCGAAGAACATGCACACGTCGACCCGGCTGAACTCGCGGCTCGCCAGCCATTCGGCGTCCTTCGCGGTCAGCGCCATCTGCTGATAGGTGAGCCCGTCCTCGAGGACGAGCGTGTCGCCATCGCGCGAGCCGCCGTTGCGGAATTCCTCCAGCTCGGCCTTGAGCCGGTTGTACTGGTCGTCGGTCAGCGTCCTGCCGGCCGGCAGGGTGAACGCGGCCGAGACATTAGCCCCACGCTTGAACACGCCCGCACCGTGCTGCTCCTGGGCGAGGCTGAGCCCGATCGCCTCGCGGGCGAAGGTCAGCACCGAGACGCCGTGGATCCCGTCGAGCGTCAGCCCGGTCAGGTTGAACATCGCCTCCTGCGGCACGTTCAGCATCGTGCCGTCGCGCCGGGTCACCTGGTAGGCCAGCGAATTGTCCGGCAGCTGCACCTTGCGCACCCGGTCCGGGTGCAGCGGGGTGAGCGAGAGCAGGGCCCCACCGACGCCCACCGTTTTCAGCGCATAGGCCTCGCCCCGCAGCAGGACGTGGGCTTCCATCATCCGCTTGAACTGGCTCGGCGTCTGCCACTTGTTCGGGCGGCGGTTGAGCAGGGCCCACGCCGCCTGGTCGGTCGCATCGGCGCGGGTGCGATCATCCACCCGGCGCTTGATGCCGAGCGGGGTGTTCGCGATCGCGCCGCTGCGGATCCGCACGCAGGCAAATGCCGCCGCCACTTTCAGCGCCGTGCATTCGGTGACCGACTGGCCCGAGCCCGTCGCCAGGCCGCTGCGCAGCATGGCGTCCAGCTCGTCCGGCGTGGTCGCCGTGATCATCGTGCCGGCCTGCGCCAGAGGCCGCGACGGAGCCGCCGAGACAGGCGTGGGCGGTAGGCCGAGCAGGGCGCGCCATATGCTCATCAGAGAATCCGCAGCCCGCGCGTGGCGTAGACCGATTCGGTTTGCGCCGCCTCCGGCCCCCGCGCCAGCGCGAGGAACGCGTTCAGCATGGCGATGACCGGGTCGATCTTCATCGAGCCGGCCGCCTGCTTCGTCATCACCAGCGCACTCCCGCTATAGGTCACCTTGGCGTTCGACACGCACCAGGCCATCATTCGCCGGCCGCCATGCAGCGCCCGGCCGTCCTTCAGCATTCGCGGCAAGGTCGCGATCGCCGCGTTGAGCATGTAGCCCTGCCCCTGCCCGTAGACCTGCGGATCGATCACGCCGACATTCGCCAGCGCATCGACCAGCATCGGGCTGCCGACCTTGTCGACCGCCACCGCATATTCCGCGGGGAACAGCCCCCGCGCCTTCACCCTGGCGATGATCGCCACCAGCTCGGCCATGTCCTGCGGCAGCGGAGCCTCGAAGCTCTCGCCCGCCGCCAGTGCCGCGGCGAGCACATCGGCATCGAGCCGGCTGTCCTCGTCGCAGATCGTCACGTCGCCTTCGCCGGCGAAGTCGCGCAGCTCGGCCGCGATATCCTTGCGCCGCTCGAGCACGTCGGGCCATGCCCAGGCATGATGCCAGAACAGCCAGCGGCCGGTCAGCCGCTCGCGCCCGGCGATGCAGAGCCCGAGCAAGTCGTCCTCGCCGCCGCCGTCGATCCCGGCCACCGCCACCTCGCAGCGGTCGAGCATCGCATCCAGCTCGCCAAGTGTCGGGTCGGCCGAGCCTTCCCAGTGATCCGCCGCCCGCCACCGGTCGGACCGCATGCGCAGGCCGATCTCGATGTTGAAATGCTGGCTGGCGAACAGCGCCAGCTTGCCCGCGTCACCCTGCAGCGCCTGCCCGAGCTCGCGCTCGAGGAACGCCAGGTCGAGGCTGCGGCCAAGGTTCGGATTGACCACCGTCCAGAGCTTGCGCTCGGTCTTCCACTCCTCGCTTTCGATCACCCGGTTCGGGAATTCATACAGGATAGGCAGCAGCGGCAGGTCGATCTTGCCGTCGCGGACCGACCGGGCCCGCTCGAGCTCGGCCTTGAACTGGCCGACCGGCGGGGCCTTCGCCTGCGTGGTCGCCTGCAGCAGGAAGCCGTCCGGCCGCTTGCCCAGGGCGCCGCGGATCTCGGTGAAGATATCCTCGGCCTTGTTCTTCGACGCCAGCACGTGCGTCTCGTCGATCATCGTGCCGACTGCCTTGCCTCCGGTCACCACATCGGTGTCGGCCGCCTTGATCTGCAGTTTCGAGCCGTTGGTCCGGTGCTCGATCGTGCGGATATGGTCCCGGCACTGGAACAGCTTGTCCAGTTCCGGGTCGGCCTTGATCGTCCCCTTCGCCTGGTTGAAGGCGATGCCGGCGATCTTCAGCGTCGGCGCGATCAGATCGAACTCGCCTTCCGGCCGCCGGTTCATGATCAGCGCCGTCACCATCAGCGCGCCGCCATTGGACGACTTCGCATTGCCCTTGGGGATGAGCAGGAAATACTCCTGGATCATCCGCCGGTGCGTTTCCGGATCGTAACTCCCGAACATCGCTTCCACGATCGGCAGGAACCACGGCCCGCAGGCCTCGGCCATGGTCGGCATGCCGATCAGGTCGGGCACCCGCAGGCGGTTGAACACCCGCAGCGCCCGGTCCGCCTCGCTGCGGAACAGCGGCAGGTCCGGCACCAGGCTGCGCCCGGCGAGGATGCGCTCTTCCCAGTCCGGCAGCGCGGTCCGCCATGGATTGACGGCCGCGGCCTCTATCACAAATCCCTCAGTTCACCGTCTGCGGCAGGAGGTCGTCGCCCCACCCGGTGCCCATGCCCGCCGATTGCGCGGCGAGGTTGGCCTCGGCCTTCTTCCCCAACGGGCCGGGGCTGCGCAGCTCGCGCTTCGGCTTGGCCTCGCCCTGCGCCCGATCGACCCGGTCGCCCAGCACCTTCAGCTGCTCGGCCTGGATCATCCCGGCCAGCGCCTTCTCCGCAGGCACGCTCCCTCCGATCGCCGCCTCGGTCAGCCGGACCATCTGCTCGGAGCGAACCTTCAGCGCCATGATGCGCCGGTCCTTCAGCTCCTGAAAATAAACCTTGCGCAAGGTCGGCTGCGAAATGCCGATCACCGCGGCCACGTCCGCAACCGTGTGACCGCAGGCGAACAGGCTGCAAATTCGCAAGGAATTCCGCCGGTTCCAGACATGCTCCGGCCGCCCCTGCTTGGCCACCCGCTCGGCGGGTTGCGGGCCGAACAGCCCGTCGACCATGTGGACGCCAGAAACCTCGGTCACGCCAAAAAAAACCTCTAAATGAG